GCCAAGAGAAAAAGGATATTCGTAAAAAACCTTGGACGCCACCATCAAGTCTAGATGCACCACCTGCACCGCAAGGTTATTGTCATAGGTGGATTAGGGTAGAAAGTGTTGGTTTTATGGATTCAGGTAATGTTTCCAAAAAACTAAGAGAAGGTTGGGAATTTGTTAGAGCTGAAGAAGTTCAGAACGAAATCGGTGACCATGACTATCCAGTAATCCATGAAGGCAAACATCAGGGGTTAATCGGGGTTGGAGGCCTTGTGTTGGCAAGGATACCTGAGGAAATAGTTGAACAACGCAAGAAGTATTTTAGAGATATTACTTCTGATCAAGTAAAAGCAGTTGATGAAGACATTCTAAGGGAACAACGACCAGAGATGCCTGTTAATATTGACAGACAGTCTCGTGTAACTTTTGGTGGTAACAGAAAGTCTTAATTTTTTAGTTTTTGTAACCACATTTGTTTAACTATTTTTATGGAGTTTAATTATGGCAAACCAAGATTCTGCATTTGGTATGCGTCCGGTAGGCAGAGTAGGTGGAACACCCTACACTGGAGGACAAACTCGTTATAGAATAGCTGCGAATTATGGAACAGCAATTTTCAAAGGTGACATGGTAATGCAAGTCACTGGTGGAACAGTAGAAGTACATGCCGATGGCGGTACAGTTCCTATCGTGGGTGTTTTTAACGGTTGTCGTTATACGGACCCAACCACTGGAAAAGAAACTTTTTCCAATTTTTATCCTGCGAGCACAAATGCTTCTGACATAGATGCATTTATAATTGATGCAGATGCTGCTTTCCCTATAGCTGACTTATTCGGTAACTTTGATATCGTTTATACTTCAGCTGGAAGCACAACAACTGGTATATCCGGTGCTGAACTAGATGTAACTACTGGCGCAACAACAGCTGGCTTACCTATTAAGGCGATCGATGTTTCAAGAGACCCTAACAATAGTGATGTCGGTAGTGATGCAACCAATGTGCGCGTAATCATTCAAAACCACATATTCGGCCAAAAAGGTGCCGGTTTAGCGTAGGAGGTTAACTATGGCTATTTCAAGATCCCAACTAGTCAAAGAGTTAGAGCCTGGGCTTAACGCTCTTTTTGGACTAGAGTACAACCGTTATGAAAACGAGCATAGTGAGATCTTTGATTCAGAAAGTTCTGATAGAGCTTTTGAAGAAGAAGTGATTCTATCCGGTTTCGGAGCGGCTCCTGTAAAATCTGAAGGTGAAGGTGTAGCATTTGACACAGCACAAGAAGGTTTCACAGCGAGGTACACACACGAAACTATCGCAATGGCTTTTGCTATTACAGAAGAAGCAATTGAAGATAATTTATACGACAGATTAGCAGGTCGTTATACAAGAGCATTAGCACGTTCTATGGCTAACACTAAACAAGTGAAAGCTGCAAACGTTCTTAACAATGCTTTTAACTCAAGTTTCACAGGCGGTGACGGCGTTGAACTATGTTCAGCAGTACACCCTCTAACAAACGGCGGTACATTTGCTAACGAGTTGTCAACAGCTGCTGACCTATCAGAAACATCTATGGA